GATTTACGCTGCACGATGAGCCGCCGTGCCGCCAAACGTAATCGGGTTGTGATGGCGTCCACCGCGGATCTTGTGCCGCCTTCCGGTGGATCCTTTGGCGCCTCAACCGGCCTGTATCCAGACCCGCAGGAGAGCGGGCAACGTGGCTGGCGTCCGACACTTAACAAGGACGCGACCGAGTTCCTTAAGCAGCATCGGCACTCGGCGATGATTTCCGATGGCCGCTATATCTACAGCGGCTCCGGAATGGTTTCTGGCGCTGTCCGCAAGCTGGCCAACTACGTCGTTGGAGCCGCGTGGGCACCGCTCTACATCGGCGCAGACGACCGATTCCGCGCCTCCACAAAGCCTCTTCTTGCGCGCTGGGCTAACCTCTGCGACGTGCGTGGAGGAGTGTACGACTGGCGCATGGGTCTTCGTCTTGCATCGCTCTGCATGGATCGGGACGGCGACGTGTTCGCCATCAAGCGCATCACGCCGGAAGGATCCCCGCGTATTCAGTGGCTAGAGGCGCACCGTGTGGGCAGTCCAACGCTTGGCTACTCTGGCGTCCAGACGGTGCCAAAGACGCCAGAGACAGCGGGCTACGAAGGCCGCTTTGTGTCCGCCGGCGTCATCATGGACGACGACATGAAGCCGGTCGGGTACAACATTCTCCCACCGTCTGCGGACCGTTACACCAACCACAAGTGGAACATCTACCCCGCTTCGGATGTCGTTCACTTCTTCGATCCTGAATGGCATTCGCAGGCCCGCGGGATTCCGTCAGTCATCCGCGCCGTGTTGGATTGGTACGACCTGGGCAAGACCCGCGAGGCTGAAAAAATCGGGATCAAGGCTCGATCCTCCATCGCCTACGTCGAGAAGAACGACAGCGGACGTGCTCCCGCTTCCGCTCTTGGTGGAGGTAATCGCAGCGCAAGCGCGGAGCCGCAAACGCAGACCATTGCCCGCGGGCTCATTCGCTACATCAAGGCATCCGGCGAAATCACCAGCTTGGACAATAACAAGCCTGGCGAGGCGTGGCAGAACTTCATGGAGTACATCACCCGTGGAGCATTTGCTGGGATGGATCTCCCGTATGAATTTGCGTGGGACGCATCGAAGCTCAACGGCACAAGCGTGCGCTCCATGGTTGGCCAGGTTCAACGCGCCGTGGACAATCGCATTGCCGTCATGCACAAGCCCGCCATGACGCTCCTGCAATGGGCCGTCGCGGTCTACATGAGCCGCGGCTATATCCCGTTCGCAGACGATTGGTGGAGCTGGGATTTCAGCACGCCTCCGAAGTTCTCCGTGGACATCGGGCGCGATAGCCAGAACCGCCGCGAGGATTTCAACGTCGGAATCCGAACGCTTTCCGACATCGTTGGCGAAGACGGAGGAGACGTGGAAAGCCATTGCCGCGCAAGGGCTAGCGATTACCTAACGGCGCAACGTGTGGCAGATGAAACAGGCGTTCCGATGACGGCAATCATCAATCCAGGAGGCGTCCCAACGGATCCCGCGCAAGCCGTAGCCGACGCCATCCAACAGAATCAGGAGCAACCTTGAACCAATTCTATAACATCCGCGCAGCCGCCACAGAAGGCGCTCCAAACGAGGTCTTCATCTACGATGAAATCGGGTTCTGGGGCACGACGGCGCAGACGTTCCACAACGCGATCCAGGCGTTGAGCGGCAAGATCGTCGTTCGCATCAATAGCCCAGGCGGAAACGTATTCGACGCCATCGCAATTCATTCGATGCTGTCGCGTTTGCCGGACGTGGAAACCGTGACCGATGGTCTCGCCGCTTCTGCCGCATCCGTGATCTTCGCCGCCGGCAAGGCGCGCAAGATGGCCAAGGCCGCGTTTGTAATGATCCACAATCCTTGGTCCTACACCCAAGGAAGCGCGGACGACATGCGCAAGGAAGCGGACATCTTGGAAGGCATCACCAGCGCGCTTGTGAAGCTCTACAAGGGCTCTTCTTCCAAGTCTGAGGAGGAGTTGCGCGAGATGATGGACGTGGAGACTTGGATGGACGGCGACGCCGCGCTTGCTGCCGGGTTTGCCACCGAGGTCTTCGACGCTCCCGTTGCCAAGGCTTCCATTTCAGAGGGTCGCTATAAGCGCACTCCAACAGCTTTCGCGGCTATTCAGGCCGGCGATAAACAAAGGACCAACTTGAAAAAGGAACTACTCGCCCTTCTGGGCGTTAGTGAGACGGGGCGCGAGAAGTTCCTCGCCTCCGCGGTCGCCTCGCTCGGGGTGACTGATGCGGCTATCGAAGCCGCAGAGAAGGAGAACAAGGCCGACTTCATTTCCGCGCACATCGAGGCGCGAGTGAAGCAAGCCGACGACGCCCGCAACGCCGCGGAAGCGCAAGCCAAGGAAGCAAGCGACAAGCTCGCCGCTTTGGTTGCCGCTGCCGGTATCGACGCCAAGGCGACCGACTACAAGGCCGCCATTGCCGCCGCCATCAAAACCGCAGCTTCCAAGGAGGCTGCCGAGATCCTCGCTTCCCAGGGTCAGACCAAGCCGGTCGACAATGCGCGAGCCGAGGCAAACACCAACCACTCTCCCGCTGCGGTCGGATTGGACCGCGTGGAGGCCGCGCTTCGCGCTCGTCGCGAGGCTGGCAACAGCAACAACTAACAAAGGACAAGCATGCCACTGCATACAATGCTTGAGGCCGCGGCACTCCAGAAAAACGACGTTGCCGTCGGGCTCATCGAGGAAAATCTCCGGTACGCTCCGGAACTGATGGTCTTCCCGTCTCGGGTGATCGTCGGAACCAATTACGAAGCCGTCATCGCTTCGGGTGACCCCACTGTCGGATTCACCGCCGCCAACGACGGTCCCGCGCTGACCAAGACCACGCTCCGCAAGGAGATGGTCACGTGCGGCATCTTCCGTGGTGCGGTTGAAATCGACCTTGCCGTTGAACGCGCTTCACAGGGCTCTGGGCTCCCCAGCCTTGAGTCCATCGAGTCCAGCCGTATTGCGCAGGCTGCGATGCGCTACATCGGCCGCCAAATCTTCTACGGCACTTCCTACGATTCCAAGGGCTTCGTCGGCCTGAAGGCGTTCACGCCCAAGACTGCCGCCGCTGGAACGTCTGAGATTGTCGTCGATGCCACCGGAACGACCGCGACCACGGCGTCCTCGATCTACGCCGTGAAGTTCGGCATCCAGGACATCCACCTCGTGTTTGGCGCAAACCAAACGCTTGAACTGTCCGACTTCCGTGACCAGCAACTCACCAACTCCACGACCGGCGGCAAGTTCGCTGGTCGCGTTGCGGAGCTGACTGCCTACATCGGCATGCAGCGGATCAACATCAACAGCGTGGGCCGAATCCTGAACGTGACTGCCGACAGCGGCAAGACGGCCAGCGATTCCCTGCTTTCGCAGTTGCTGGAGAAGTTCCCGGTCGGCTTCACGCCTGACGCGTTCTTCATGTCTCGCCGGTCCCACGGGCAGCTTTCGCGCTCCCGCCCGGTGACGATCTTCTCGCAACCCGGAGTTGCTCCGGGTTCCAACAGTCGCACGCCGCCGATCATCGCGACCAGCGTTCCGGATTTCAACGGCATCCCCGTTGTCGTCACGGATTCCATCCTGAACACCGACGCCATCGAATAAGGAGACACCGACCATGATTCATTCAGTTGAAGACGCTCTTCTGACAATCACGCAGGCTTTTCCTGCACAGAACACAAACGCAAATTCCAGTTCCATTAACCTCCTCACGGCTTCGCCTGAGTGGGTCAGCCGGCACACGAATTTGCTGTTGAACGTGCCCGCCACCACCACGGCGACCGGGCAAACGATCACCATCACGTTCCAGGATTCGGCGGACAACTCCAGCTTTGCCGCCATCACCGGGCTTTCGACTATTGTCCTCACGGGCGCGTCGAATGCTACGGCAGCCTTGGAGCGCGTTGTCGTGCTTCCGACCTACGTGCGGCGTTATGTCCGTATGAACATCGCGATGAGCGCGACCACCGGCGACCAGACGGCGCTTTCCACGACGCTCAAGCTCCGCGCCTAACAACAGCGCTAACGCACGGGCCGGTAGGTTTCACGGGTTTCCCTACCGGCCCTCTTTCCAACATGGGCACAAAGACAAGCAGGTTGACGCTAATGACTGCCGGTCAAGTTGACCCGGCGAACGATTACATCCCCATTGTGGATGCGTCGGCAGGCGTGACGAAACGCATCAAGATCGCGGACCTCACGGATACGGTAGAGAGCACCGAAAAACTCAAGGCTTGGACCTTGTCTGGAGCCTACAGCCTGACATCAGCGACAAGGGACGCTGACGACGTTGTGACAACGGCGACGGTATCATGGCCAGACGGGAGCGCTGGAACGTTCACAAGAACCTCTAAAAACCCCGTGTTCCTGACGATCGACTCCTACACCATCACGCACACGGCAAGCGGCAAGACAATCACTCAACCCACCGTCACCCGCAACACAAGCGGTTCAGTCACCATTCAGCCAGTCCTCTCAATCACGGTATGAGCGTACTAAGCGCGCCAGTCGATCCAGCAATCTCCCGCGGCATCCAGCGGCTT